ACCAAATAGAGGTGTAAGACCCGGCACCTATAACCCACAACCACAAGACTATCAGAAATACTCCTGGTTATTCGGGAGATAATATTCAGTTTAAATACAACTGACTTACTATTTATAAGAAAAAAACTAGGATGGCGGAAAATAATTTTACAATTTGGCAAAGATTAAGTCAGGTTTTTGGACCAGATTCTACTTTGGACCAACAATCGCCTATATATAAGTTTGACAAAAAGGATCTTCTAAAGACTACCGATAGAAACGAGTACGAAAGAGAAAAACTCGAAGCCCAGCAGTCAATGTACCTTTCACAACAGTGGACAAAGGTAGAAAATAACTTATACACTCAGGCTGTTTACTATGAACCAACAAGATTGGCATCCTATTATGACTACGAATCTATGGAATATACACCAGAGATATCGGCAGCCTTAGACATCTACGCAGAAGAATCTACAACAACAAATGAAGATGGATTTATATTACAAATTTACTCAGAATCTAAAAGAATCAAAGGTATATTGGCAGATTTATTCAACAACCGATTGGATATCAACACTAATCTACCGATGTGGACAAGAAACACTTGCAAGTATGGTGACAATTTTGTCTATCTAAAACTAGACCCTGAAAAGGGGGTGATGGGTGCACAACAACTCCCTAACTTTCAAATTGAACGTTTAGAGAGGGGAATGCAATTCACACCTGGTAGAAGTGCAGTAACTACAGATAACGATTCATTGAAGTTCTTGTGGAAAGAAAAGAATATGGAATTCAATACTTGGGAAGTTGCACACTTCCGTTTATTGGGTGACGATAGAAAACTTCCTTACGGAACTTCTATGTTGGAAAAAGCTCGTCGTATTTGGAAACAACTATTGTTGTCAGAAGATGCTATGTTAATCTACAGAACATCAAGAGCACCTGAAAGAAGGGTGTTTAAGATTTTTGTTGGTAATATGGATGACAAAGACGTTCAACCATACGTGAATAAGGTAGCCAACCAATTCAAAAGAGACCAGATTGTTGACCCGAACAACGGTAATGTGGATATGAGATACAACCAAATGGCGGTAGACCAAGACTACTTTATTCCTGTCCGTGACCCAAATGCCCCAAATCCAATTGATACTCTACCTGGTGCACAAAACCTTTCAGAGATTGCAGATATTGAGTATATCCAAAAGAAGTTGTTAACCGCTTTGAGAGTACCAAAAGCATTCTTAGGTTTTGAAGAAGTCGTTGGTGATGGTAAAAACTTGGCATTACAAGACATTCGTTTTGCCCGTACCATCAACAGAATACAAAAGGCGATGGTTCAAGAATTGAATAAGATTGCAATTATCCACCTTTTTGTACTTGGTTTCGAAGATGAGTTGACAAACTTTACCTTAGGTTTAACTAACCCTTCTACACAAGCAGATTTGCTTAAGATTGAAAACTGGAAAGAAAAGATATTATTGTACAAAGATGCTGTTAGTGATCCAGGAAATGGAATTCAACCTGTATCGTCATCTTGGGCAAAAAAACACATCTTAGGATTTTCAGACGAAGAAATCAAACTTGACATTCAACAGCAGAGAATTGAAAAGGCAGTTGCTGCTGAACTTGAAAAAACTGCTGAAGTTATTACAAGTACTGGATTATTCAGTAACATAGACAAACTGTATGGTAATAAAGGACCTGCAGCTGGACAACAACCCGAAGGTGAGGTTACCGAACCTGCAGACACTGGATTCGAAACAGGAATTGAAGAAACACCACCAACAGATTTTGGTGCTGAATTAGGTGGAGAATTAGGTGGTGGTGAAACACCTGAGACGGGTGGAGCAGCAGAAGTGACTCCTGAATCTGTAAAAAGAAATGATTTGAATCTAATAATTGAAGATAATGATATTACAGGTACTCAGTCATTAGATTTATCGAAGGGGAAAAAATCAATTCAAGAAATTGAAGGTAAACTTAATGAGTTATTGAATAACTAAGTATTTATAATTAAAAATATTATGAAGTCGTTCGGTGAAATTAAAACATCAATTGAAAAAACCTTAGTCGAAAACTATGGTAAGGATTCTTTTAAAACATTTATTAAAGAATTTAAAAAAAATATTTTGGACGATAAACAAATTTCCGAAATGTATTTTTTGTACGATGCACTATCGAAGCCTTCAGGATTCAACAAGGAATATGTTGGTGAATATGTTAATGAATCAACAGATGTTTTGAAAGACTTAATTCAAAAGAACACCGAAAAATTACAACAACTTTCAACTTGGGTTGAACAAATGATTCAAATTGACGAAAACGAATATCAAAATATCGATTCAGTTGTTTACAACAAGTCTGTTAAAAATTTAGATAAGGTTGTAGAGTCAAAAAATATTATCAAAAGTATCTTGGTTTCTGAGAAAAAAGAAGTGGTAAAAGAATCTACAAATATTCCACTTTCTTCAATGTTGAAAATAGCCTCAAACGTATTCAATTCTAAATACGAAAACATTTCTGAGGAGGAAAAGAATGAATTAAAATCTCTTTTAGGTTTGGGTAAAAAAGAAACCGCAAATCAAGTACAAAGTTTAACTGAAGAGGTTCTTGGTAAACTCCAAAACAAATTAAATGAAGAGGAAGATAAAGAAATCCAAGCGATGATCGAAACAACTATTTCGAGAGTTAAGGAGTCTAAAGAAGACTTGGTTTCTTTGTATAAGTTAAAACAACTTAATTCAGGTTTATAATTCCTGACCGTTTTTCTTCTGAAGATAAATCGCTTTTTGTTTTTTTTCTCTTTTTTCTACCGATTTTTTTGTAAACTCTTGGCGATTTCTTAATTTTTCCATTTGACGGGTCTTACTTACTTTGAACTTGTAACGTTTCAAAGCTTTGTCTATTGACTCTCCTTTTTGTACTTCAATTATTATCATAGAAATAAATATACAAAAATTTATTAAATTTTTTTTGACATCATAAGTCAAAATGATTAAAATTAATTTAAGAATAATAAATGAATAAGTTTTATATTAATGAAAAAGGGCAAAACATCGAAGTTTAACATCTTCGACAAAGCTAAGTGTTTCTACGGTACCGTAGATTCAAAAGAACTAAAATCCATATACATAGTACTTCAAACTTGGGTGGAACCCAAAGTAGAATTTGATAATTGGACACGAGTAACGGGTAATTTAAAAAGACAAATACAACATAGTTTATTGGAGGTTGTTGACACAGTATATTTTGAAAAACACAACATAATTGACTTGGATTTAAGAACAAGTGGAATACAATTAGATAAAAAAAGTTTTATGAATTTAGAGATTACTCTCTTTCTTAAAAACAAAAATGAAGATTTTAAATCACCAATTTTAAAAAATCAAATCAAACAAATAATATCTGCAGTATATTTTGATGACCTATACAACTGCAAATATTTTGATTTACACAAAACAAAAACTGAAAAAGTAAAAGAATAATGTATTTATTGTAAAATATATTATGAAAATTTTAGGTCCAAACGAACAAGGTAAAGGAATTTTAGTTGAATGGGATGCGGGGTATGTATCACCAACAGACGCAAGAAATGCTGAAATTATTAAAGAATCTTACGGACTATTAGACTATTCTAAGCCTTTTGAGTTTTATGCAGTCCTTCAAAAATACGGAACGCCGAACCGAAATGGTCGTGTGTATCCTGAAAGGATTTTAAAAAGAGAGGCTGACAACTATAAGAAAGCAATTCAAAAAGGACTTTCAATATCTGAATTGAATCATCCTGAGTCTTCACTTATTGACTTAGAAAGAGTTTCACATTTAATTACTGAAATATGGTGGGAGGGTCACGTCCTTATGGGTAAACTGAAATTACTCACAACCCCAGGATTTCACGAAAGAGGTATTGTATCATCACCTGGTGATATTGCAGCTAACCTTATGAGACAAGGTGTAACAATGGGTGTATCTTCAAGAGGTGTTGGTTCTTTGGTTAAAAAAGGAGAACAAAATGAAGTACAAGATGATTTTGAGTTGATATGTTTTGACTTAGTATCATCACCATCAACACCAGGTGCTTACTTATTCTTGGATGAAAAAGATAGAATGAAGTATGAGGAGAATCTTGAAGAAGAAACAAAAGTGAGAGTTGAGAAACAAGAAACTAACAAGTCTCTTGACTTGATGAGAAAACTTACCGATTATTTAGGTCGTTAATACTTTTTAAAAATGGATGAAAAATACTTTGTGGCAAAAATTCAATATGATTTGCCTGATGAAAACTCTGGTAGAGTAAAAAAAATCAGAGAAGAAAAACTTGTTAAAGGTTACAACGTAACTGAAGTTGAGTCTAAGGTTACTAAAAAATTTGAAGGTTTCCCACACGATTGGAGGATCACTTCAGTCAGTGAAAGTAAAATTGATGAAGTTTTTTAATAACAATTTAATTAAAATTTAATTTTTGAATCGGAGGTCTTCTCCGATTTTTTTTTGCCTAAACGTTGAAAATTAAACTTTTTTTGCTTTTTAC